TAGCTGTCCAAGATGTACCATCATATTTTTCTGTTGCATTTGTATAAGCAGGAGTAGGAACATTACCACCAAAAGCTGCTGTTGCTGTTTGTGTTCCAAATACTCCAGGAGCATATCTTCCAGTTCCTAAATTTCCACCTGTTGCCCAACCTGAACCATTATATTCTTCAGTATTTGTTAATCTATTAGTTCCACCTACTGCTAAACCAGCTGTTTGAGTTCCACCTGATCCAACTCCTATACCATGTCCTGCTGTAATTAAAGGAGATCCTGAACTCCACGCCGCACTCGCCACTACACTCTTAAACGTTCCAGAAGTTGTATTATACCAAACTTGTCCTTCAGCATCGGATGTTGGATCTGAACTGTAGTTCTTGACGTATTTACCAAAAATTTCTTTGTATGTTGTCATGTTATGATGTTGTTATTTTTTTAACAGTTAATGCTGCTCCTGTAAATTCTTCGGTGGATGCTGTATTACCTCCTGGACCACTTCCGCCAAAAGCTAAACCTGCTGATGAAGGTGCAGAATTTGCTCCTCCTAAATTAGATCTTGCATTTGCTAATGAAGAAGTTGTAGTCCAAGTCGAACCATCATATAGTTCTGCGTTTGCATATTGTGTAGCAGGCGGTGTAGAATATCCTGCAAAACCTACGCTTGAAGTTTGTGTTCCTGATCCTGCTAAATTTGCTCTAGCTGTGTTCATAGTTCCTCCTGCTGTCCAAGTACTTCCATCATATTCTTCTGTTGAACCTGGGTAAGCTCCTGGAATAGTAAAACCACCAAAAGCCAAAGCAGCTGTTTGAATTCCTGTTCCACCTACTGCATTTTTAGCTGTTGGTAAATTTCCTCCTGCTGTCCACGATGAACCATCGAATTCTTCTGTTGCAGTAAGAGCTGCTGCACCACCTGGAACATTACCACCAATAGCTAATCCTGCAGTTTGCGTACCTGCTCCTGCTACTTGTTGTCTAGATGTTCCTAGACTTCCAGTTCCTGCCCAACTTGATCCGTCGTATTTATATGCTGCACCAGTTAAACCTGTAGAAACACCACCAAAACCTAAAGCAGCTGTTTGAGTTCCTGTACCACCCATAGAACGAGTTGCTGTTGGTAAATTTCCACCTGCAGCCCAAGCAGAGCCATCATACTCTTCTGTTGAATTTCTATTACCACTTCCATTTGTGTATCCACCAATTCCTAAACCAGCAGTTTGTGTTCCTGCACCTGCAGGAAGTTGTCTAGTAGTTCCCATATTACCACCGCTTGCCCAAGCAGCAGCAACTAATTGATAACCTTTCAAAACTCCAATTGTATTATTATACCAGATCTGACCGACTTCTGGATTTGTAGGATCTGATGATACTGACTCTATTGTAGTACCACGTATTTCTTTAAAGGTTGTCATTTCAAACCTCCCTTAATTATTCTGTAATAGCCAACCTTGTGTTGCATCAACGTATACAAGTGTAAATCCTGCTCTTTCTGTTGCCACCGTTAAGTCTGAAGCGTCGCCTTGAATCTTGTTACCATTTCTAGCTACAGTTAAATTATTAGTGTCAAATGTTCCTGCGTAATCTATAAATGAAATGAAATCACCTAACGTTGGTGATGCTGGAAGAGTTGCTGTGATTGCAGCTGAAGATGTATTTACAAAATATCCTGCTTTTGCAACAACACTTAAACTACTAGTTACTACTGCTTGCCATGCAGCTCCACCTGAAACAGTTGCAAAAGATAAATTTCCTGAACCATCAGTTGTTAAAACTTGATTTGCTGATCCTGTTGCAGTTGGTAATGTTAATGTGTATGGAGTATCTCCTGAAATTGTAGCTGGAGCTTTTAATCCAACATAACCAGATCCTGAAGCATCACCTAATCTTAATGCACCTTCAGAATCAATAACAACGTTTGTTCCATCCCAAGTAAAATTAGCTGAACCACCAAATGCAGTTCCACCACTATTAAATTGAACTTGAGTAGTTGATCCACCTGGAGGTGAAGATAAAGAAACATCTACAACATCTGTTCCATTAGAATAAACTAATTTAAATCCTTTATCTGTTGCAGCAAATGTTGGACCTGTTCCTGATGTTGTTTTAATTTGTACTGTAAAAGAACCAGTTGTAGAGTTTTTAATAATATATGTTTTTTCAATTCCATCTGGAACAGTAACAGTAACGTTTCCTGTAATAGTTCCTGTTAAATTTATAACAGCGTTTTTACCATCTGATTGTATTCCATTAGAAAAAGTAAGAGTAGCACCAGTTGTTGCATTTAATGCAATTGAACTATAACCAGCAATCGCTTGTTGTAGAATGTTTAAGTTTGTATTTGTAATATCTCCCCATGTACCGGCGTTTTCGCCTGTTACCATGAGTTCTAGTTTAAGATCTGTAGAATAACTTGATGGCATATTTTAAATTCCTTATTTTATTGTTTTTATTAAATTTAAGCGGCTGTGTCAACTTCTATCCAAGTTGCATCAGTTCCGGTATTGACCTCTGTATAATTAACAACAGTACCTGTGTTAATTTCAGTCCAAATTTGTATATTAACGCTATTTAAGGATAAAGTCAAAGCATTACCTGTTAAAGTAACACTTCCAGTTGAAGCAAATCCTAGGTTTCCTAATGATGTATTTAATTGTTGACCTGTAAGCATTAACACTTACATCAATAGATACACTATTTAATGATATATTTACTTGTTGACCAGTTAAAGCAACATCAGGACCTGGATCTAAATCTCCTTCTTCAACAGTTAATTGTTGACCAGTTAGTTCAACTGTTACAACTGCTCCTATAACAACTTCTCCTGGAATAGGCATTGCAAGAGAAAGACCAGTAACCCCTGCTATTGTATTAGCATCTAATACAGCTGTTCCTAAAGATGTACTTAATAATTGACCAGTTACATTTGTTAATCCATCTGCAGTTATACTTACACTATCTAAAGTAATTGTTAATTCTTGACCTTCTAAAATAACATCAGGATTTGGATCTACAATTCCTTCTTCAACAGTTAATTCTTGACCAGTTAATGATGCAACTGAATTTAAATCTAATGAAACAGAATTTAAAGTTGTAGTTAATTCTTGACCAGTTGTTGCAACTGAAACGGAAAGTCCTTCTCCACCCCAATCATTTTGACCCCAAGTTAATCTTCCCCAACCAGAATTAATTTCTGCTGAAATAGAAACTGAATTTAAAGTTGTATTTAATTCTTGACCTGTTACAGAAACTATAACACTTAAATTATTACTATTCCATTCTGAAAGACCATAACCATAAGCACCCCAGCCATTAAGAACTGGTTCTTGAAGTCCCCAATCGCCTGCACTCCAAGCTAATTGGCCCCATTTATAATTATCAGCCATAATAGGTAACTCCTATTTTAGCCTGATATTCTTAGAATAGCTGCCGCTGTTGTGTCTGCTGGAAACTGAATTGTGAATGTTCCAGATGTAGCTGTTTTATCAGAACCAAAATCTAAAACCGCAACTGCAGCATTAGAATTTGAAGTGTTATAAATTAAAGCGCCTCTTGCTGTAAGTGTAACACCTGTAAAAGATAAATCCGAAAAATCTATAAATGCAACACCACTTGATACAAGCGGAGATATGTTTGTAAGAACTCCACCACCTGTTGTGTATTGACCAGAGTTAGCAACTTCACTTGTTGAAGTGTAAACTGTTGTTGCTGAACTTAAAGTTGCCGCAGAAGTATAAAGAGCAAGTTTAAAAACATTTCCTGTCGCAGCGGTAAAATTATGTCCACCTTGAAGCAACTGTTGCTTAAACGTATTTGGAACTGCTTGTGTTATTGGCATAGTAACTCCTAATTATTAACCTTGTTTTTGGATCTGAGGAGCACCTTCTTGATACTCATCTCGTCTCCTTCTTCCCATTTGTTCAATAGAGAATCCTTGTAACGCTGATTGATATTTTTGTTCATAGAACTGAATCATATCAGCAGGACCCTTTAAAAAACCATACGCCTCAACAAGGCATGCATATAATAAACCAGAGGGAAATTGCTGACTTAAATATGTTGTCGTATTACTAGCAGATAATCCTGCTGGCTTCAAGGTATAATTTAATTGCATCGTATATGTCAAGTCTGGAATTGGGGCTAAAACTATATTTTGTTCATCCCAATAACTAAAATATTTAGGTAATCCTTGTGCATTACTAGCATTATATTCATTAATAAAGCCAGTATCTCTATATTCTACTATAGCATTACTACTATATACACCTGATGGAATAATTTGACATTCTCTTATAATTAAAGTTTGATCTGTTAATAAAGGTGTACTTACATAAGGTTGACCTGCAACAACAGTTGCAGTTGCATATTTTCTATTATTATCAGAATCTACATCTCTTTGAATTCTCCATTCAGCATCTAAAAGAAATCCATTAACAATAGTTGCTGTAAATACATTTGAATCTACTTCTGTGTAATCTCTAATTTTTTGAACTAGTTCTGTGTATGTCATATTAAGCTTGTAGAGTTACTGGTCCTGCAGAACATTGTGCTCCACCACCAGAAACATTTCCTATTGTTGCTGTATCTGTACTTCTAAAATAAAAATAATTTAGAGTATCACTAACAATACCAGATGAATCAATTTTTCCAACTGTAATTGTAAATCCATTTGCATTTGAAATATCTGTAACACCATCAAAAAAAGGTACTAATTCAAATGAAGTCTCGCGCGTAGGCGTACCCGGAATTACTACTTCTGGTGGTCCTCTAAATCGCACCACATTACCAGTAGATCTTCCATGATCTTGTGAATAAACATTAATGTAAGTATTACCTGCATACTTAATTGTTGTAAAAGGATTTGGTGTTAATTCAATAATTACAGGTGGCTCAATTCTATCAGGATGTGCATATTGTAATCCTTCAGGATCAGCTTGATGTGGTTTAGGTTCTAATTGAGGATGCTTCTTTTCATATTCAGAAATATGAACCCATGATCCATTCCATTCTTGTACCATTTCAGTATATGGAAATCTCTGACCAGATCGGTCAGAGATCATGTAAGCATATTTTCCTCTAGATAAATTTCCCATTATGCGCTCGGATAGTAAGTTTTAGGTGTTATGAATGAACTTGAAGAAGATCCATCATTATCTAATGCTCTTAATAATTCATCCTCATATAATAATTTCATTTCTTGTCCACGTTGTGGTGCAAATTTAACTGCTAAATAATAAGCAAGTCCAGCGCACATACACGGAACAAATCTATATGGAACGTTTGTAATATTTGTATAAGCTCCAACATCTTGAATTCTTTTTGCATAGTAATAATGCATAACGTTATTCACCTGATCTGCTCCTGGTGTTAAATATAAAGTGATTGTAATTTTATCTATAAATCTTTGTACCCAATATTGAGTTGATTGACCTTGTGAATATTTAGAAGATAAAGAATTGTAAACTGATCTACTAATTTTAGTAAGTGGAAAATCTACAACCGGTACTTGTTGTGTATTTCTATATGATGCTTCATAAATATCGTCTGGTCCATATGTTATAGAATCATAGTCATAAACAGCAGTATTATCTGCATGAATTGCAGCTGTAGTACTATTTGCACCACGCGTACAACCTGTAATTTGATTAGAAGATGTATTAGTTCCTGTGTAAGTAATTTGTTCAGTTCCAATTAATAATGTTCCAGTTGTTGGAAACTGCCAAACTGAATCTAATGTAATTGTTGTTTGTCCTGCAGTAATTGCACCATTTAAATAACTAAATACTCCATCTGAAGTTCCATCAGATGCTGATCTATAAATTGTATAAACAGATTGACCTTCTACAAATGAAATATCATTTGAAGCAACTTCCCAATAATGAAGACCTCTGTTAGCCCACTCTTGAAACATGATGTTCAGCGAGCGTCGAGCTGCCTTCATTTGATTACCTGTATTATTTACAAGACCAATTCTTTCGTAAGACTCTTCTATGATCTCATCAATAGTAAAAGTTTTTTCAAAAACTGTAGTGCCTGAAGAAGTAGCCATTGAGCGACTCCTATTTTTCTATAAATAACGTAACCGTTAAACTTGTATTAGAAACAACTCCGATACCATTAACAATTCCTGTACCACCTCGTTCTGCATAAAGAACGCCATCTTCAGGAAGGTTTAATGTTTCAGTTCCACCTGAAGCAACAGCAACTGGAATATATACTTGTGTATTAGTTGATGTACTTACAGTTGTAGAATTTGCTAAACCATTAATTATACATGTTCCAGAAGTTCCAGTACCATTTTGTATCATGTAACCTCTTAATCTTGTAGGTCCAGTAAATAAAACTGCAGTACTAAGATTGCTCGGACATATTACCGGTTTTACATCTGATTTAAATGCCATATTTTTCTCCTTGTATTAAGAGCTCCCGAAGGAGCCCCTAAAAATTATTTATTAAGCAGTTGTAGAAATATTTGCTAAATCGTTAACTCTTAAAAAAGTAGATCCATTAGAAAAAGCATAAATTGCTGATCCTGAATTTCCATCTGCAACAAAAAGTAGAACTCCAGTATTACCTACTGCGCTAACAGTTTGTCCTGAGTTTTGTCCACTTGCGATTATAACAGTAGATGCATTGCTAACTGTGTAAGCAACACTTCCACCTTGTTGTGTGTCATCAGCTCCTGCATGAGGATTTGAATTTGGTCCACCAATAAAGCCGTTAAGGGCTACTACTGGACCTGTAAACGTTGTATTTGCCATAGTATGTTCTCCTAGTTATTCCAATACCGTCTCTAGGCCGTCGACTATACGCGTCGATAGTGGAAAGTTAATGTATAGTGATTAAGATATAACTGAATTTATTGAATAGCGCAAGGGATACCTGCATCGAAAACACACTTTTCGGATATATAGCTAGGTTTAGCTAGCTACAGAAAACTCAGGAGCAGCCATTTCTACCTTAATTTGTCTAGTAGCTATTTCAGCTTCAGACATCTTAATCTGGTTAATGATTTCACGAATTTTTTCGTCAATCTTAACCATGTCAAGAGTGTATTTTCCCTCTTGAATGTAGTGTTGCTCCCAATCAAGTTCTAGGGCTCTCTTCTTTGTGTAAAGAGCTTGAACGTGATTTATCATCTACAACCTCCTCATAGGTTATCCAGCATTTATCTTTAGCAAAAGATCGCATGCTGTCTTTTAGTAATATACCTTTTTTTCCTATTTTGTCAAGGATAGCTAATTCTATACTTTCTGCACTATCTTCAGCTTCAATGTTAAAATTAGCCATGTGACCATACGCTCTAATTTTTACTTGAAACATTTTTATCATAATTCTTTCTTTCTAACATATTAATGGGGCAAGTTAAACCTGCCCCATTAAATAAATTGCTTATAAATTAAGCGCCTTGTGATCCGAATACGCCTCTAGGATCAGACCAGCCGAAGCTGTATCTTTCTCTAGCTTTGTATCTAACGTTACCAGTATCAAAGTCACCTTCCATAGCAGTTTTGATAGGTGCTCTTACGAACATCTTTAAACCGTTTGGAACGTCAGTTTTGATAAAGAACGCATCTGTATCAGTTAAGAAATTGTTAACCACGTAACCTTGTGGAACCATTCCCATTGATCTGATTGCGTTTGTATCGTTATCAGCAGTACCAGTTCTTAAAGCTGATTTCATTAATCTTTCCGCAGTGAATTGTAATTCTTTTGGAATGATTAATTTAACACCTTGAGCTGCAATTTTTAAACCACGTTCATCAGTGAATGCATTGATATCAATCAATGATTGTTCTAATGAAGTTTCGTTTAAGTCAGCTTGTGTAGCAAGTGTATTACTGAATGAACCAGCAATAGTTGGGTGAGCAGAATTCACTAAAGATTTTCCGTCGCCACCAGCATAAGAAGCACTGAATGCATTGTTTAATACATTCGCTCCAAATACTTGCTTAGTGTTTGCCATAGATCTTGCTAATGCTTTTGTATATCTAGACGCAAGTCTGTCATACAAGTTGTCCTCAATCGCTTCTTCAGTGATTGCGAAAGCAAGTGCTACCGTATTATGAGTGTATCTAGCTGTGAAAGTTTCTTGCGCATTGTCAAATACAACTGCAGATCCTTCCGGCTTGATTTCCGCATTTGCGAATCCAGATAACATTACTTCCTCTTCGAAAGCTCTGTCTGAAGTCTCAACATCGAAAATTTCAAGGTGCTGATTCTCGTATCTTTTATATTCCAGGCCGAATAGTGCATTCAATCCTGGTTCTAGTTCTTTAACTAGTTGTCCTCTTGATATAGCCATATTCTTATATTCCTGTAAATTGTTTATAGAAATGGTTATTGATGATAGCCGTTACTACTACGTTAGTAGAGTAAGTTGTAGCATTTAATAACTCATTACTAGTTATGTTTTTAGTAACGCCGATGACACGTAATTGAGCACCAGTCGAAACTGCCAATTGCGATGTATTTAAAGTAACTTTAGATACATAGTTAGCTGAAGATCCAGCTGTATAAACGATATTTCCGTTTAAGAAAATATCCGCAATTGCTAGAGTAGACGAAGCTTGAATTTCGAATCTCTCGTACGGGTCATCACTAACATAGCCGACAATGTCAGTAGCAGTGTTTGAAGCTGCTAGATTGTTCGCCCATGTTGGTTTCTTAGTTGAAGCATTCGTAAAGAAAACTCCGTTCAGTGAACCTAACAATTGGCTGGCACTTGTAGCTACCGTAATGTATCCAGTATCCGCTGCTGTTACTGGGTCATTTTGGTATATAGCTGAAGAGCTTGCTGCAATATTGTATTCACTTAAACCTTGAGCATCTCTATTCTGTCCAACTTTGCCTATCGGTAATAAACCGAAAGCTGCGTTTGGGTTAGCCATAGTTTTTTTCCTTGTTTAAGTTTTTATTTACTTTGTTGATATCACAAAAAAATTATTTTTTGTTCGTACCACCAAAAGTTACACGAGTTTGCCTCTCACTATTGATTGGCATACTTGGGTGCTGATCCTTGTAAACATCGTTGTTAATAGCGTCTTCACGCTCTTTAGTTCGTTTTGCAAAATATGCATCACGAGCATCTGCGATCTCTACAGGTATCCTTGCCAGCGCAAGGCCACCATGCCCGATTACTCCCGCGTATTTTCCTTCGCCTATCGTTGAATAAGTTTCGCCAGGATATTCATCAGCTCTCACTAATTCAAATCCTGATCTTAATTTACTTGAAACGTTTTTAGATTCATCTTGACCTAATATTTCAAGCCTTATCCATCGGTGTTTAAAACCGTCCTTAGGGCGCGGTGCATCTAAACTTGATGGTGGAGTCCAAGTCGTAGGTCTCTTTTCAGCAGATCTTGACTGGCTCGCACGTGGGGTCTTCATTTTATCGTTTTCCATATGCCTATACCTCCTTCGTGATATTTAATTGTTTCGCATATTCTTCTAATGGCACTCCTAATTTTTTAGCGATTGCAACTTGAGAAGGTGTGAGTCTCACAGTTTTGCGACCTGGTTTTACACTTCGCTTCGCTGAAGCTACTACTTGTGTCGGTTTGGTCGTTTCCGTATTTGCAATCTTATCAAATTTATGGGGAAACTCAAGTCTTATTCTTTTATCAATTTCCGCATAATATTCGTCACTTTCAGCATCATAACCTTCCTCGTCAATTAACTGTCTATGAATGTCAAAAGCCGTGTAAGTCATAGGTTTATCTTTACCAAACCATTTGTTTTTTTCTCCCCATGATTCAGCTCTTGGACTTCCAATAGGCGTGTTTTGTTTTGGAACGTTTACTTCTGAAATTGTATTTACTTGCTTAACTGGCTCTCTAGATGCAAGTTCTTTCATTTCTTGAAGTCTTGCTTCTTCATAACCTAGTTTTGCAATTTCTTTTTGAGCTTCAATTTCTATCGCAATATCACCAGCTTCTCTTGCTAAACCTAATTTAGCTTTTGCTGCTTCTAATGCTGATACAATTTTAGACTCTCTGTCTTTTAAAGATGATGTTTCTAAAGAACTAAATCTTTTTGTAAGTAGTTCTTTTTCAGCTTTAACTGTTTGTGCATAACGTACAGCTTCTTCTCTCTGACGTTCTGCTTCTCTCATCTTTTTAGTTAGTTTTGCAATTCTTCTTTGCACTCCTTCACTATAATCTTCTAATTCGTCTTTCTTCGCTTCTGTCTTAGCCTCCTGTTTCTCGCTGCTTGTATCTAGCTTCTCGGAGCTAGCGGCAAGGGGCTTTTCTTCTTTTTCTACTTCTTTAACATTTGATTCTTTTACTTCAAACTCAGGTTCTGGTTTTGCTGTGTCTTCAAACTCAACATCAACCTCTGGTCCTGAAGTATCTATATCAACTGTCTTTTTGTTTTTATCTTCTGGCATAGTTTCCTCCTATGTTTATATATAGTGAAGTACAGATTCAGGATCAGGAATAGTTCCTAATACTTCATCATCGTTTAATATACGAACTTCACCGCCTTCGATTGGTAATCGTGATCCCGCGTAGCGCGCGAAAATAACCCAATCGCCTTTTTTGCACCATGGGCCTGTCGGATATTTTTCTTTATCGTGATAGGCAAGTGGTCCAATCTTTAAAACTTAACCGCAATTAGTTGCGATTCGTAATCTGTCTAAAGATTCTTGTGATATAATAATTCCACCGGATGTTTTTTCTTTTGGTGTAAATGGTAATACTAATAATCGCCATCCAGATGGTGTTGGCAACTCATCAACTACAGATTTTATATTTTCTGGATTTAATGGTTCTCTAGTATTTTTTGCTTCTTCTTTATACTTTTCTTCAAGACCTAGGTTTATCTTTGGTACTTCCTTTTCCGAGGTCGATAACGTTTCCTTTTTCATCACTTTGCTCCTTCTTGTTTAGCAGGTTAGAGATTTCCTGAATTACTGTTTGGTAGGCATTTGCCTGTCCTTGCATATACTTGTATTTCTCCATACTGTCAACTGTTCCAGATATCATAGCATCACCAATGTTTTGGTAAGAATCTCTGATAAATTTTTGCAGTTTAGTTATGAATGTTACAGCGTCCATAGTCTTTCTCCTTTGTTGGTTATATTAACAATTCCACTTACGTAGAGATTTATTAATTCTTGAATTTGGATCTCTTGCAGTTTTTGCAGAGGTCAATCTTTTCTTCATGCCAGACATTCTAGCACAAAAAGACTTTCTTCTATTAGCAGCTTTTGAACCCTTTTTCAACTTACTAGGTTTAGTTGTTACTGCCATTGATAATTTTGATCCTGGATTTGCAGCTCTATAAGATGCAATACCTTTTTTATTTAATCCACCTGATTCAGATTTACCTTCTTTACGTTGCCATGCAGGAGTTCCACCTTTTGCAAAATTTCTTCTTTCAATACCATGACCTCTTAAAGAAATATCACCCATTAAAATACTTTAGTAACTTTTTTTCTATTAGGCATAATAGCTCCACATCCTCTAGCTACTCCACCTTTTGCCATTTTTTTTCTTTTTGGAAAACCAGCTTTCATATTTGCATATGCTTTTGGTGATATAGTAGATTCAGATTTAGATCTTGAAATACCTAATTTTTTTCTTCTATTAATGTTTGCCCAAAGTCCTCGTTTAGCCATTATTTTTTCTTCGACTTTCCAGCTTCTGAAAGAGCAATTGCTATTGCTTGTTTTCTAGATTTTACAACTGGTCCTTTTTTACCAGAATGTAATTTTCCAGCTTTAAATTCTTTCATAACTTTTTTAACTTTAACTTGTCCGCCTTTTGCTTTTTTAATTACACCTCTGCCAATTAAAACATCAGCTTGAGTTATTTCACCATCTTTATTAAAATCAGGTAAAGTTCCTTTTGATAAACCAACTCTAGCAATACCTGTTCCTCTTAATTGTTTTCCAAGACCAGCCATTATCTTTTCCCTTTCATTATTTTGCCTTTTTTCTTTTTTGACATTTTAGCAGTTAACATATCTGCTTTTTTCATTTTACCTGATTTAGTTTCTGTGTATCCTTTTTCTTCCATAGCATATTCTTTAGCTTCTTCAGCTTTAGATTCCATGCCTTCATGTTTTTCAGACATATCAACGTAACCACCTTTTGCTAAACCTACTCTCGCGATTCCGTTTCCTCTTTTTTGTATTCCTAGTCCAGCCATTTTATTCTCCTATCCGTTTTCTTGTTGTTTATTCGCAACCGGTTTGTTGGCTATTGTTCTAGCAACTGATTCCGCACTGCGTCCCACGACGTAACCGCCCAAACCTATCTGGAGAAGACCCCAAACATCGCCAGGCAATTCAAAGGAGATAACAGCTCCTGTGAATATTTTTACAACTGGTCCTAGAATATAATTCCAGACCAAAATAAATATCAATACATACATTAACAGGGGCCTCCAGCTCGATGCGAACCAACCCGCTTTTGCTTCAGCTTCAATAATTTTTGCTGCTGCTTGTAATTCTGCTGTATTAGATTGTAGTAATTGTGTTTGTAATTGTGCTTTTAATTTTTCTTGTAGATCTTTATCAGGAACTGACTTTTCAATTGTGTTAAATAAGATTTTTGCGAGAGGTGCTACAGCTCCTAACATTTGAATCATGATTTAATACCACTTCGCTGATCTTTTTTTCTCTGAAAGAATACTTCCTTGACCTTGAACTTCTTGAATTTGAGTTTCATTCGGCTTAGACATTTCAATATCTACTCCACCAACTAAATATCCTTCTGCGTTAGTGTACTTTGAATGATTAGTATCTACTTTAACTTTAGAATCTTTAGTAAAAGTTCTTTTTGCGTTTGCTAATTTTTCATTTTGTTTTTTCATAGCCTTTTATACCTCTTTTTTATCGATTTGGAAATCTATTTTTAAGTTGAGCAGATAAAACGGTCTTTTCTAGTGAAGTATTTGCTCTTAATTTAGCTAAATCTTCATTTTGTTGTAGTTTTTGACTATCTGTAGACTGATTCATCATAGCTTTCATCTTATCAAGATTGATTCTTTCATTGCTCTCTTGTCTTTTTCTATCATTTTCTTGAGCCTGAAGATCTAATTCTCTAGATTTAAGTTTAGCAATCGGATCATTATCAAATTGTGATGTAATTTTCTTTTCTTCGTTCAAAAACTCTTCCATCATCTCAGCAATCAAGACTGCTTTTCTTGATTCAATTTTTTCAGAAAGCATTCTTACTTGAATTTGCATTTGTGGGTTTTGCATTGCTTGTTGATTTTGTTGCATCTGTTGTAATTGTTGAATTTCATTTCTAAATTCTATTTCAACTTGTTCTTGTGACATTAAAGAAATGTGTTCAAAACAATTTTTTTCTAATGAAGCCATAATCACAGGAGCATTTCTTGCCATATTAGTTGCCATAAAATTTAAGTGAGCAGTTATATGTGCTCTATGGTCTTGTCCTGGAAATGCTTGGAATGGTTTCCCTGCGAGAGCATCAATATGTTCTAACGCAGGGTCCTTTGGTGTGGGTTGATCTGGTTTTAATAAAATACTATCAATATCTCTAACTCCTAATGCTGAATACATATTTCTATAAACTTCATACATGTTATGAATTCCAGGATTAGCCATTGCAAGTTGTAGTTCTGTTTGTGCAATAGATATTCTTTGTGTTTGTGAAAATATATTTGGATCAGCAACTGGAATGATATCTACTTTATCATCAAAGTCTGCTTGTTTAATTGTTCTTTGTCCACCAACAACATCATATGGATATTCTGGAGGTAAATATAATTTAAATACGTTTGCTAATAATTTAAATTCTTCTT